AAAAAAATGAACGCCAAAGCAATTTTAGAATATATCGAAAAACTAGAAAAACAAGTTGATGAACTAAAACCTTACAAAACAAAGTGTGAAGAACTAGAAAACACAAATGAAGAACTACAAGCAAAAATTGAACATCTAACGGACAAGCTAGCACAAGAAATACAATTTAGGCAAGATAATTTTAAGCCAATTGACGAAATGGAGGTGTACGGATTAAATGAGAAAAATTTTCACTAAAATCAAAAGTTATCAACAAATGAAACAACAAAATAATACTTTAAAACTATTGCTTGAAGAACAAATTGGAGAAAAAAACAAAACGATTGACTTTATGGGAGAAGAACTTACCAAAGCATCAAAAAGAATTAGAACGGTAGAAACAGAAAATAAAGATTTGAAAGATGAAAACAAAAAATTAAAAGCAGAAATTAAAAAATTAAAACAAGAATTGAAGGAGAAATAGAAGATGATAAAAAAGCCAAGCGAAGTAGCAAGTACTACTAAAAAAATTAGATTGTTGATTGCAGGATTCCCAGGTATCGGAAAAACAACATTAGCATTATCAGCACCAAAACCGTTACACATTGACGTAGATAGAGGTGTAGATAGAGTTCAAGCCAAAAATAGATGTGATTTTATTCAACCAGAAACTTATGAAGAATTACTAGAAGATTTAAAAAGTGATTTAAGTGATTATGAAACATTAGTATTTGACACAGGTGGTAAGTTACTAGATTTAATGAAACCATTTGTAATTAGACAAGATAGTAAGAACGGCCAAAAAGATGGACAAACACTATCTATCAAAGGTTATGGAGCCGTAGGGAAAGAATTCCAAAGACTTATGGATTTTGCTTTCTACCAGCTAAACAAAAACGTAGTAGTTATATTCCACGCAAAGGAAGATAAAGACGGAGAAGCTACTAAATTAAGAATTTTAGTAGAAGGAAGTACAAAAGATAATGTGTGGCAACCTATGGATTTAGGTGGATTTATGGAAATGTCTAATAATAACAGAACAATTGGATTTAGTAATTGCGAAAGATATTTTGCAAAAGGTACTCACGGAATTAATGGAATTTTAGCTTTACCTAGTTTAGATGATTCCAGTGTACCAAATGACTTCTTAACAAAATTATTTAAACAAGTAAATCAAAATATTTTGGACGAACAGAAATACTTCGATGAGCAAAAGAAAGCATACGAAGAAGTAATGAATGAATTAGTTCCTATTATCGAAAATATGACAGCAGAAACAACAGAAGAAGTTATAGAAAAAATCAAAAATGTAACGCACGTTCTAACTTCTGAAAAGGAATTAAAACACAGATTTAAAGAAAAGGTTGCAGAATTAAATTTAGTTTGGAACAAAGAAACAAAAAAATATGAATTGAAAGTAGAAGAGGTTAAGAAAGATGAATCAAAAGAAATATCTAATAACACCGAGCCTACTGAATAGTTGGAAATATGCGATATCATTAGAAAACGAATATGGAAACCTAGAAGACTTTATAAAAGTTCTTTCTAGGGAGCCAATGGAATCTAATGAGGCAATAGAAACAGGCTTTAAATATGAAGATTTTATGATTAAAAACTACGAGCCTACAAAGAACGGATGCTATCAAGTTAAGTTATCAAAAGAGATAACAACTAAGACTGGAACTTATGTTTTGTATGGAAGATTAGATTGTTTGAAAGCAGGACGAATAACTGATTACAAATATACGGGTAGTTACGATGTAGGAAAGTTTTACGGAAATTATCAAACCCCAATCTATTTTGAATTAGCTTCGGAAGCTAACGAATTTGAATATCTTGTCTGTAACAATTACAAAGAAGGCAAGACGTTAGAAGAATTAAATATTTATCACGAAATTTATAGACGTGAGGAAGTGAAAATAGATTTAGCACAAGAAATAGATAACTTCATTGAGTGGTTAAAAGTAAATAAACTTCTTAACTTGTTTCAAGAAAAATGGGAAAGTCAATATTAAGAGGAGGAATTAGAAATGGACATAAATAGTGTAACGTTGATTGGAAGATTAACAAAAGATGTAGAACTTAGATATACGCAAAGCAATATTGCTTGCGCAACCATTGATTTAGCGGTTAACAACGGAAAAGACAAAGACGGAAACGAAAAACCGGCAGACTTTATCAGAGTTGTGGTTTGGGAAAAGCAAGCAGAAAATATGGCGAAATATACTCATAAAGGAAGTCGCATTGCAGTAGATGGAAAAATCAAAACGGAAAATTGGGAAAATGAGCAAGGCGAAAAAAGATACAGAACTTACGTGTTAGCTAGCAGAGTTCAATTCTTAGATACAAAGAGAGAAGAGGAACCACTCCCAGAACAGCCAGATTATTTAACTAGACAATATCAAGAAGAACAAGATCCATTTGCTCAAATGGGGCAACAGGTAGAAGCAGAGATGCGAGATGAAGAAGGATACGAATTACCATTTTAATTAGGAGGAGAAAGATATGAAAAATAAAGGATTTACATTAATTGAATTATTAGCGACTATTGTAATTTTGGCGATTATAATTTTGACGATTGTGGGAGGTTTAAGATAATGAAATTATTTAATTTAAAAAAAACTATAAAAGTAAATGAAAAAGTTGGTTATGATAGCTACACAGAAGTAGAAAAAGAAGTATGGGATGTTGCTAAAATAACAATTACAAGTTGCATAGCTTTATTCGTTATTACTACTTTATTCACAAGTTTTACAACTGTTAAAAGTGGACAAGTTGGTTTGAGAATTAGATTTGGGAAAGTAGTAGATACTTCGCTAGAAGAAGGCATCAACTTCAAAGTGCCATACATTGAAAAAATAGCTAAAATCAATATAAAAGTACAGAAAGCAGAAATTGATACATCAGGTGCTACCAAAGATTTACAAGATGTACAAACCAAAATCGCGGTTAATTTTAAAGTTGACGGGAAGGTAGCTTCTAACCTTTACAGGACAGTAGGAAATAAATATGAAGAAATAGTGTTGTTGCCTGCTGTTCAGGAAACAATTAAGTCAGTATTAGCAAAATACACAGCAGAAGAAGTAATTACAAAAAGAAGTGAAGTATCTAATGGTTGCTTATCAGCTTTACAAGAAAAAGTAAAGGATTATGGTCTAATTATTGATAATTTCAATATTACAGATTTTAATTTTAGCCAAGCATTTAATGATGCTATTGAAGCTAAACAAGTAGCAGAACAAGAAGTGCTAAAAGCGCAACAAGAATTGGAAAAAGCAAAGGTTGATGCAGAAAAGAAAGTCGCAGAGGCAAAAGCAGAAGCAGAAGCACTTAAACTCCAAAAACAAGAAATTACAGAAGATTTGTTAAGATTAAGAGAAATTGAAGCTCAATTAAAAGCCATCGAAAAATGGAACGGACAATTACCTAATACCATGACAGGAGAATCTGTACCGTTTCTAAATATAGGAAATTAGAAGAGTATATACAGGGGAGAAAAATAAAGTGGAAAAACAAAGTGATATATATTTTTTAAAATTATTACAAGATGCAATCAATTCTCTAAATACATTAGATGAGTTGATTGAAACAAATGGAAGAAGGCAAAGTGAAGTAGATTCAGAACTATGTGATTTACTTCACTTAGTTGAAAATAATGATTTAAATGACGATGCATGCATTAAAATCATGGCACGCATCAAAGAATTAAGAAAAGTTAGAAGAAGTTTAAGAAATGAATATGAATTAATTAATCGATACCAAGAAATAAAAGCAAGACTTTCGTCAAAAGAAAACAGACAATTCATATTTGTTGAAATACAAAAGAGGTTTAAAACTTTAAATCAAGAATACAAAAACAGGATTCTTACAGACAAACAAGTAGAAGATTTATTAGAAAAACAGGGAGTCATTGAAGAGTCGAAAGAAAAAATAAGTAGAAAAATTTCTGAAAAGAGCCAACAAATTAATATAAAAATAAAAGAATTATTAGAAAAAGGATATTCACAAACAGAAATAGCAAAAGAAATGAATATGACACAACCAAGTATAAGTATAAGAATAAAAAAAATAAAGGAGTCAGAACAATGAAAATAAAATATATTTTAACAATTATCATATTAGAATTATTTGTGATTATTGAAACAATGTTTTTTGTGAACCTAGGAAAGATATTCACTGATTGGCAATTTGTTTTTGGGCAATTTTCAATAATTACTGCATCGATAGTTAGCGTTTTTATAAGCAAAACAGTAGTAGATGATATGTGGAACGGTAGGTAGTAAATATAATGCTTAATTTTACAGGTAATATTGAAAAAATAAAGCAGAAACTATTTTTACTAGATAAAACCAAAATCTACGATGTAGAAATAAAACAACATAGGGAAAAAAGAAGTAAAAATGCAAATAGTTATTGCTGGAAATTATGTACTATGATTGCAGAAGTAATAAATAGTGATAAAGATAGTGTTTACTTACAAATGCTAAAAAGATACGGAGTTAGTGATTTGGTACCTATATCAAAAGAAGTACCTATTGCAGATTACTTCAAATACTATGAAATAGAATCGCAAAATGAAAAATGGATTTGGTACAAGGTCTATAAAGGAAGTAGTAGATACAATACGGTAGAAATGGCTATTTTGTTAAATGGAATAGTTTCTGAGTGTAAGGAAATGGGAATACCGACAAAAGAAGATTGGGAAATCAATAAAATGATTGAAAGTTGGGAAAAAGAAAATATATGAAAAACAATTTAGTAGATTTAAATAATTATTTGTTTGAAGAATTAGAACGTCTAAATGATGATGAAACATTAATGAATGAAGATTCATTAGAAAAAGAATTAAAACGTTCAAAGGCAATAACAGAAGTCTCTTGTCAAATTGTACAAAATGCAAAAATTATGTTAGAAGCTAAAAAACATGCTGATGCATTTGGTTTTAATGAAGATGGATTTTATTCTTCAAAAAACGAAACAAAGATGATTAGTAATAAACCTTATGCAGAATTTGCAGAAAAAAATAATAAGAATAAGCCTTCCAAAGATGAATTTAAGGATAAGCTTTTGTTTGAAATGGATAAACCGAAATTATGAAAAGACATAATTGGTCAATAGAAGAAGATAACTTTTTAATTGATAATGTGAAAGGAATAACATTAAAAGAATTAACAGAAAAATTTAATAAAAAGTTTAATTACGATTTATCAAAAAGTAGTATTGCTAATAGGAAAAATAAATTAGGTTTATCTAGTGGAATAGTTGGTGGTCAATTCCAAAAAGGGCACCAGACTTGGAATAAAGGTGTTAAAGGTTATATGGGTGCCAACAAAACGTCATTTAAAAAAGGTAATATTCCCCATAATCACAGACCAGTTGGAAGCGAAAGAATAAGCAAAGATGGTTATATTGAAATAAAAATTGCAGAACCGAATATCTGGATGTTAAAACACAGGTATATATACGAAACAACGCACGGTAGCATACCGGACGGTTATGTAGTGATTTTCTTGGATGGAAATAGAACAAATTTAAATATTAATAATTTAAAACTAATAAGCCGTTCAGAAGATTTAATAATGAACCAAAAAAGGTTATTTTCAAAGGATAAAGATATAACTAATACCGGAGCAATTATTGCCAAAATAATAGATAAAACTTATAAAAAAAATTAAAAGTCGTCAATTTCTTTTTCATATTCAATTCTCTTGGGACAAGTTTGTGACGGCGAGTTTAGTCCCTAAATTTTGGAGTGTGTATGCTAGATGAAACAATAGAAGAATTAACAAAAATACTAATTAAAACTGATTTTGAAATAAAAGAGAACCAAAAGAGTGAATACATCAAGATAAAGCGAACTGATTTAGTTCGTTTTTGTATAAAAATATTCAAGTTTGTAAGAAAGATAAAAAATATGGAGGATTAGATGGAAGAAAAACTATTAAAAATAATTAATCATTACGGAGTTAGTCATCAACTAAAACATTTCCAAAGTGAAGTATTTGAATTGAATGAAGCTATTATTAGATTTGAAGAAGCAAAATTAAATTATTTTGAAGGGTATGGGTTAGCACAACCTGATTTAAAAGAACACATAACAGAAGAAATTGCTGATGTAATGGTAATGCTATGTCAGTTCAAAGAACATTATCATATTGACGGTAAAGAGATAATGAAAATAATGAACGAAAAAATAGATAGACAATTAAAAAGGATAGGAGAAGAGCAATGACATACATATTAATGTTTATAATTGGTTGTCTATCAATTAAGTTATACCAAGTAAATAAAAAAATGAAGATTTATCGTTCAAATTATAATAATAGCTTGCTGGCTTTGGGAGAACACGATTCTAAATTAAAAGAGTATTTAGAAAGAGAGAATTAGTTATGTTAAAAATAATTTCAAAAAAAGAATATCAAATTTTATTAGAATATAAAAATAAATATGATTTTATAACGGGTCAAAAATTTACTATTGTTGTAGGCGGTAGAACTTTACACAATAGATTGATGAATTTATCAAAAGAAGAATTAGTGCGACTTATATTAGAAATGAGAGAAGATATAAGAAAAATAAATAAAAAACTCAAAAAACAATACAAATGTAGAGTAGAAAAAGTGGAGGATTAAATGAAAAGAGAAGAAATAGAATTTAATAATAAAAAATATATAAAAGAAGTAACATTATATTTTAATGATAAAGACAAAAATGATTTTGTAAATGATATTGACGAATGCTTAAAAAGAAAAGAAATAAATGCAGAAGTATTATTTATTTCGTTAATTGAAACTGCGAGAGATGTTTGCAAAGTAATAAATGCCGACTTTGAAGATTATTTATCAAGATGTATTGAATTAGGTAGTGTAGATAATTATTTTTTAGGAGAATAATATGTTGGAATTTATATTTGGATTTATGTTAGGGGTGTTCCTAATGTGTTGTTTAGTTGCTGGGGGTGATGACGATGAGTAAAGAAGAAATAAAAGCATTAAAAGAAGTGCATTATAGAAATATTAAAGATATGTGCTTTAACTATTACGATAACGAAATATGCACAAAACATACTTTCATTACTGATTTAAGTAATGCTTTAATACCATTTGAAGACAGAAGATTAAAAGAAATAAATAAATTAATAGATAATTTTATTAAAGAGAGAGATAGAATTATTGAAATAGGTAAAATGCAAGAATTGGAGGGTAATAATGAATGAAATAATACAAAAACTTGAATGCGAGGCAACAAGTGGGAAAGAAAATTTTTACTACATTAGTGAAAAAAGATTAAATGCTATTAAAGAATTGTCAAAAAGAGAGCAAATAGAAAAAGAAAAATTACAACGAAAAAATCAAGAATTACAAGATAGAATAGAAAAAGCAATAGATTATATGAAAGACTTTACATTTGAACCTTTGTTAGTGAATGAAGATAGAAAACTGATTATGTTTAATGAAAATTTGAGAGAATTTGAAAGAATACTAAAAGGAGAAGAATAATGAAAGTAAATAGTGAAAAGTTATGGAGTTTTATCAACGATTTAGGAACGCATGAAAAGGTTAAATTTAAAGTATATTATGATGATAGTTATGTAACTGAAATTTTGTGGAATGGCGAAAATTTTGAATGGGAAAGTGGAAGATTTACATCCGAAGCATTTTTTAATCCACTGTATGATTTTATACCAATAGAAGAAGATAAAGAGATAGAAGAGATAAGTTTAATATCAATGGATTCTGATTTTGATAGAGTTAAGAATATTATTAATCTAAACAATAATTTATTTAGATTAACAAACAAAATCAACGAATTAGTAAGAGAAGTAAACAAGTTAAAGAAAGAAGGTAAATAAAATGAGAGTAATGATTAGTCAACCAATGAGAGGTAAAACAAATGAACAAATAAGATTAGAAAGAGAAGAAGTGGTAAAACAATTAGAGAAAGAAGGACACGAAGTGGTAGATACAATTATAGATGATTTTATCGAAGGAGAAGGAGATAACTATGCTATTAGATGTCTAGCAAAGTCAATTGAATTTCTAGCAAGTGTAGATGCATTAGTACTGATGCCAGGTTGGAATGATGCAAGAGGTTGTATGATTGAAAATAGAATCGCACTAGAATATGGTAAATTTGTAAGATATTTATAAGAATAAAGCGGAGGTAATTGATGTATAAGCAAATAAAAACTCAGTTAGAAGATAAAAGAATACTAGAAGAATTAGAAAGAGGACTAAAAGATAGAATTAGATTCAAAATTCAAAAACAACTAGGATTACATTCAACAAGCTATGCAGAATTAAAAATAGAATGCCCAACAGTAGATGATAAATTTGCAAAAGTATTTGGACAAGTAGAGAAACTAGACAAAGATTTGCAACAAGTAACAGAGGAATTAAAAATAGTTACAGATATGTTAGAAAAAATAGACAAAGAGATAGCAAAAATGAACAGCATTGAAAAGCAAGTGTTCAGATGCAGGTTTATTTGGGGCTTAACAGTTAAGCAAACAGCAGATAGATTAAGTTATAGTGTCGACAGAGTAAAGCAAATTACAAGAAATATTTTCAAAAAATAGAAACATTACACTTTTATTACACCCCCCAGGGTATATAATTGGTACAATGGAATAATTATAAGTTGTTCCAGGGCACTAATTTTAACCCCCTGAAAAGGTCATCTTAACGATGGCTTTTTGTTTTGAAAAGAATAGAAGGATAGATATGAATTACGATAAATGTATGAGAAATGCAAATTGTAAAACTTGCTACGATTACAATAAATGTGGACAAGCAGAGGACAAAATAAAAAAGCCACAAAAGAAGAAAAAACGTAATAAAGGAAAAAGAAAATATGACAGGAGCCGTGAGGCTTTACATTAAGAGCACTTTAAGATGCTTTTATATTGGCAAGTAACTCAGTTGGTTAGAGTGACGAGCTTATATCTCGGCGGTCGTGGGTTCAAATCCTACCTTGCCAACCAAATTTCCGAGTAGACAAATTGGTAAAGTCATCGGACTTTGAATCCGAAGTTTGGTAGTTCGAATCTATCCTCGGAAGCCAAAATGCTTGTATGGTGGAATTGGTAGACACGAAGGACTTAAAATCCTTTGAGGAAACTCGTACAGGTCCAAATCCTGTTACAAGCACCAAATAAAATAGAAAGAGAGGTATATATGAATTTAGATAAATTTATAAAAATGAAAATGATACAATTAAGTGCTAAATACGATATGTCTCTCGTTGAAATATCAAAGATAAAAGATGGCAAAGTAAAGAAAACATTAAATTTTAATTACAAGCCATTAAAAGCAAAACCTACTGAAAATATTTGCCAAAGATTTTACAATAAAAGAGAATTAGTGAGTTGGTTGTTATGTCTAGAATAAAATTAACTGACGATCAAAAGAAGAAGATAATAGCTGACTACATTAGTAACCAAAATTATTGCGAAACGGCTAGAATGAATAACATTAGTGAAGCGACTGTTAGGAATATTGTAAAAAAAGAGGATAACGAAGAATTTACGAAAATGCTCGAACAAAAAAAAGAAGAAAATACTCAGTCGATGTTAGAAATGATTAGTGAAACCAATAATAAAAGACTTAAAACTATTAGTAAAATAGTGGATGCGATTGATAACAAGGCTGATAAAATAGATATGTTTACTAATATAAAAGATTTGGCAAGTGCATACGGCATATTAATAGATAAAGAATTAAAATTTGCAGAAATGCAGAAGCTGAATTTAGAAAAAGAAAAAGTAGAGGTATATTTACCAGCGAAAAATATAGGTAAAGCATTTGTTGATTTATACAGAGATATAAAAGAAAGAAAACACGATGATTACTGGTTGGAAGGCGGACGTGGTTCTATAAAGTCATCGTTTTGGTCTCAAATAGTTCCGGAAGAACTAGAAAATAATCCAAATTGGTGTGCTATATGTATTCGTAAAGTTGCAAATACGTTAAAAGATAGTGTTTACAGTCAATTAGAGTGGGGAATGGATAATCTTAGTGAAACATTTCCTTTTATCAATGAAAATTGGACAAAAACTAAAAGCCCGTTAGAAATGAAAAACAAAAAAACAGGGCAAATGATTTATTTTAGGGGCGCAGATGACCCAGGTAAGATTAAATCAATAAAACCTCCAAAAGATATGTATATTGCATTGATAATTTATGAAGAATTTGACCAAATGGCAGGAATGAACGAAGTTCGTAAGATAGACCAATCTGTCAAGCGTGGCGGGAATGAGTTCTTAACGTTCAGAATTTACAATACACCAAAATCAAAAAGACACTTTGTTAATATTGAAAAGAGAGTACCTAATCCTAAAAGATTAGTGCACAGAAGCACTTATTTAGATGCACCAGTAGAATGGCTAGGGAAACCTTTCTTTGACGATGCAGAATTACTAAAACAAAACAATCCTACCATATATGCCAATGAATATTTAGGAGAAGAAACTGGCGATGGTGGAACTGTATTTGAAAATGTAGAGTTAAGAGAGATAACTGATGAAGAAATTCAAAACTTCGATTATCTGTACCAAGGAATAGACTTTGGTTGGTATCCAGATCCATTAGTTTGGACAAAAATGTGTTATCAACCAAACAAAAAAACACTATATATATTCGATGAATTTGTTGTTAATAAAATGAGTAATGCCGATGTATGGAAACACCTGAAAGAAGATAAGGGTGTTGTTGAAGACGACTTAATAACTGTTGATAGTGCAGAGCCAAAATCAATAGCAGACTTCCAGAGTTATGGCTCATTAACAAGGGGCGCTAAAAAAGGACCAGATAGTGTTGAGTATTCAATGAAATGGTTATCTAGTCTAGCAAAAATAGTAATAGATCCTAAAAGGTGCCCGAAAAGTGCAGAGGAATTTACTACATACGAATACGCCCAAGACAAAGATGGTAATTACATAAGCGGTTATGTAGATAAAGACAATCACTGTATAGATAGTGTTCGCTATGCCCTCAATCCAATATGGCGTAGGAAAGGAGAATAATATGATAAAAACAATGTGGGATAAAATATTAGCTTTGTTTGGAAAAACACAAACAAATAGCGATAAGCAATTAGAAGATAACGAAAAATTTACTCAAGAGTACGAAGATATAAAAGACATTAACTTTACTGCAATATTTGCTAACAAACTAGCTAATTACACTGTAAGCGATAGCAATATCGATGTTACAGGCGACAATAAAAGAAGTGAATTGTTACAAAAGACTTTAAAGAAGTTAAAAAAGAAAATGAAAAAAATAATTTCTAGGGAGTTAGGAACAGGTGGAGTATTAGTTGTTCCGTATGTTGCTAGAAACAAAATTCATTTCAATATTATTGCTCAAAATAGATTAGTTATTAATAAAAAAGTAGGCGAAGATATAGTTGATTGTACTATATTGGCAGAGCATATTGTAAGAAATCAAAGAAATTATTACAGATGGACAGATTACACCCTAGAAAATGGAAATTTATACATCAAATATAGAGCAACGGTCGAAAGCAGTCCTATTTCTATGGAAACAATAACAGAATGGTCTAACATTAAAGATATGGCAATCACTAATGTTGATAAAATGCTATTTATGTTCATCAAATCTCCTGTGGATAATCGAAAAGAAAATGATGATTATGGTGTTCCAATCACTTATGGTTGCCACAAACAAATCTCTAAGATAATGAAAACCTTGAAACAGATCGACAGAGAATACGATTTGAAAGAAGCCTTTGTAGGAGCAGATGTTACTATGTTCAATGGTCCAAACGGGTTACCTACAAACGGGTTATATAGAAAGATAAATGCTGGGGAAGATAATTTCTGGGAAGTATTTGATCCTGCATACAGAGATACTCCACTTTACAACAAACTTATGAATGAGTGTTCAATGTTGGAAAAACAAATAGGAACAAGTGAGGGAATACTTACAAAAGTAGAAACAAAAAATGCAACAGCAACCGAAATTAAAAAGATGCTGAAAGATACCTTCGATATGTGTGATGACATTAGAGACGGATTAGAGGATGGTTTAAAGGATTTCTTGTACGCTTGTAATGTGTTAGCAAATTACTATAATTTAACTCCACAAGGTGAATACGAATTATCAACAGACTGGTCTTACTCAATGGTAGAAGATAGTTCACAAGAATTTAATCAATTGCTTCAAGGAGAATCAAAAGGAGTCATCAAAAAAGCCGAAGTAAGGCAATATTTAAAACCTCACGAAACATTAGAAGAAGCACAAGCGGTTATCGATGAAATAAAGAAACAAAATCCAACGGTAAAGGATTTATTAGGAGAATAATGGACATAACACTAGAAGAAATAACAGAATATGTAAGCAAATTTGTTGATTATATAAATAATTTCACACCGGATTGCATAGAGAAAACCAATGCCATAACGAAATTAGAAGAAGCCGTATTTTGGTTAACTTACTTAAATGAGAGTGAGGAATAAATATGTTAAGCGAAGAAGCACTAGAAAGATTAGCAGAAAGACTTGTTAATAGAATAGAAGAGTTGAATGAGTTTTTTATCAATCAGTTAGGAGAACAGATTGTGGATGTTGGCAAGATGACTCCTAGCCAATTAAGAGAAATATTTCAATCTATTAAGTATGGAAATAATCTTGATAAAATAGCATATAAACTAGCTGAAATAACGGATAAGAATGTTGAAGATATTTACAAAATATTTGAAGAAGTTGCAAAAATGAGTCAAAATTATGCAAAACAATTTTATGAATACAGAAAAATACAATTCATTCCATTTGATAAAAATATTGAATTACAAAACTTCGTAAGAGCAATTGCTGATGTAACTGCAAATGAATATCTAAATATTGCAAAGACAACGGCATTTATGCAATATAACGAATTAGGAGTTAAAGAGTTCACATCATTATCAGAAACATATCAAAAAGTAACCGATAAAGCAATAATAAGCATTTCACAAGGTAGAGAATCGTTTAATATGACAATGAAACAAACAATGAAAGAGCTTACTTCTAATGGTTTAAGAACTGTTGATTATGCAAGTGGTTATTCTAGAAGATTAGATAGCTCGGTCCGTATGAATATAATGGACGGTGTCAGACGTCTCAATAGAGAATTACAAATGCAGTTTGGTAAAGAATTTGATTATGATGGTATAGAAGTATCACATCACAAAAACCCTGCACCAGACCACGAAAATACTGTGGATGGAAAGCAATTTAGCAAAGAAGAATACGAAAAGGTCAATAATTCACTAGAAAGACACGTAGGAGAGCTTAATTGCTACCACTTTATATATCCTATTATTTTAGGTGTATCAAGAACCTTGTATTCAAAAGAAGAATTGGAAGCTGACAAAAAGGCAAATAAAGAGGGATTTGAGTTTGAGGGCACACATTATACGAATTACGAAGGTACACAATTGCAAAGGCAAATAGAAACTAAAATAAGAAAATATAAAGATAGACAAATAGGTGCAAAATCGATAAATGATACAGAGGAAGTTTATCGTTGCCAAGAAAAGATAGACCAACTAACTCAAAAGTACAATGAATTATCGAAAGTAAGCGGATTGCCTGCAAAAATCGATAGATTAAGAGTAGAAGGTTATAAGAAAGTGAAGTGATAATGTGTCAGATATCGGTGGTGTTTGGAGAACTGTTGGTGGAAGAAGAATATTTATAAAAGATGGGCAAAATTTGACGGAAGCAATGATAGAAAGTGGAAAGTTTAAAAAGACGAATAGTTTAGGAAGTAATGATAAGGTTGGTAATGTTCCAAAGCACGATAAACCTAAATATCTCGGGAAACTTGACGATTTAAGTGAAAACAACATAGTAAAAACATTAGAACATTATGAAAATAAAATAAAAATAGAAAAAATAGAAAATGCAATTGTAATTACCTCGGACGGGGAAATTTATCAATGTTTTGGAGTGAAAGATGGTGTATTTCCTGATGTCGATTTAGGTAACAAAATTAAGAATTCTTACATAACGCATAATCATCCAATCGAAGAAACATATTATGGTTTTAGTGCAAAAGATAATAATTTGTTTGGTAAGTATGAATTAAAAATGTTAAGAGGTGTTGATGAAAGATATACTTATGAGTATAATAGAAATAAGAAAGGTGGTACAAAAATGCCAACGTTCTTAAATGAAGAATTTGGATATGAACATATAATGAGTATACAATATGCAATAGACAATAATATATACTATATGAGGTGGGAGAATGACCGATAAAGAAAAAGAAATACAAGGAGTTTATACTAAATATGCTAAACAAGGATTAAAAGATTGCCAAAATATGACAATCGAAGAGGAAAAAGAATATATTAAAAAAAATGAACCTAAAATGAAAAAAGAAATAGAAGAAATAATAAGAAAATACAACACTCAAAAATAAGGGTGTTTTTTAATGCACTACTTTATAGGTAGTGTACTGATGATATAGGGAAATCTGACAGAGGTTCAAAAGAGTTTGTTTATAACTGAAAAAAGTAAAATTCTGTCTTAGGTTATTAATGAAGTCTTGGGTTATATCATTAGTACAGTGCTTATAAATAGCACTATTAGTCGATAGAAATATCGGCTTTTTTTGCGTGTCATAGCAACGATAGGACTAGAAAATATTTTAATTCACACGTAGTCGTGACTACGCAAAAAAACGAAGGAGGAAAAATATGAAACGTGAATTTTT